GACTACATCGATTCGCTGATGGAGTCGTACCCGCCGCAACTGATCGCGGCGTATCTGCGCGGCCAGTTCGTCAACCTGACGGCGGGTACCATCTACACCGCCTACGACCGCACTCTTAACGCCTCGCAGGAGACGGTTCAGCCAGGCGAGCCGATATTCGTGGGTATGGACTTCAACGTCGGCAAGATGGCCGCCGTCGTGCATGTGAAGCGATTGGGACTGCCGCACGCGGTCGACGAGATCGTCAACGGGTACGACACCCCGGACATGATCCGCCAGATCAAGGAGCGGTTCTGGCTGTACGCCGACGGCGACTATCGGCCGACCCGTCAGATCAGGATCTACCCCGACGCCTCCGGCGACTCTCGCAAGTCCGTCCGGGCCAGCGAGACCGACATCGCGCTGCTCAAGCAAGCCGGCTTCATTGTCTCGGCGCCCGCCGCCAACCCGCCGGTCAAGGACCGGATCAACTCCATGAACGCCATGTTCTGCAACGCCAAGGGCGAGCGCCGGTATCGGGTCAACCCCGACCGGTGCCCGACCTATGCCGACGCCCTGGAACAGCAGGTGTGGGGCACAAACGGCGAGCCGGACAAGGCGGCCGACATCGACCACCCCAACGATGCGGGTGGCTATTTCATCCACAAGGAATACCCGATCACGAAGTATTCCCTCGCAGGTGTTTCCTAATGGGCGTAAGGCGCTTCCTCACTGACAAGCTGGTCAACTTCGTGGCCAACTTGGGCACGGAGCGAGACAAGGCCGCCGGCAGCTTCTACGCGCCGGTCGTGCTCACCGATGAGCAGTTGCACAACGCGTATCGCGGCGCCTGGTTCCCGCGCAAGGTCGTCGATATCCCGGCGAAAGATGCGACCAGGCGCTGGCGGGCATGGCAGGCCAGCAAGGCGCAGATCGAGAAGATCGAGGCCGAGGAGAAGCGCCTGCAGGTTCAGGCTCGCACCAAGGAAGCTCTGACCAAGGCGCGGCTGTGGGGCGGCGCAGCGATCTTCATCGGTACCGGCGAAACTGACACCAGCAAGCCTCTGGTACCCGAGCGCGTCCAGGCCGGCGGCATCAAGTATCTGACGGTGATGAGCCGGCGCGACCTGTCGGCAACCGAGCAGGATCGTGACGTCATGTCACCGAACTACGGCAAGCCCAAGGCCTACCGGCTCGGCGGCAGCGCGATCGAGATTCACCCGTCCCGGCTGGTGATCTTCACCGGCGCCGACATCCCTGACCAGGACCTGGCCAGCGGCAATCAGTTCGGCTGGGGAGACTCGGTCCTGCAGGCCGTGTTCGAGGCCATCCAACAGATCGACAGCACCATGGCCAACGTGGCCAGCCTCATCTTCGAAGCGAAGGTCGACGTGATCCGTATCCCCGACTTCATGCAGGGGATGCAGGACCCGAAGTACGAGAAGCTGGTGCTGGAGCGCATGCGTCTGGCGGCCATGGCGAAGGGAATCAATGGCACCCTGATGCTGGACAAGGACGAGGAGTACGACAGCAAATCGGCGAACTTCGGCACGCTGCCGGACATCATGGACCGCTTCATGCAAGCGGGCTGCGGCGCTGCCGATATTCCGGCCACCCGCATGCTCAGCCAGTCCCCCGCCGGCATGAACTCAACCGGCGAGGCCGACCTGCGCAACTACTACGACCGCATCCAATCCAGTCAGGAGCTCGACATTACGCCGGCCATGTCGGTACTGGACGAGTGCCTGGTGCGGTCCGCGCTGGGCAGCCGACCGCCGGAGATCCATTACGTCTGGAACAGCCTCTGGCAGACCACGGCGAAGGAGCGGGCGGACATCGGGAAGATCACCGCCGAGACTATCAAGACAATCGCCGAGACAAGGCTCTTCCCCGAGGACGCGCTCAGCAAGGCTGCCGAGACCCTGCTGGTCGAGAACAGCGTGATGCCCGGTCTGGAGTCGGCGCTGGAGGAGTTCGGCTCCGAAGTGCCCGAGGGCGAGCAGGACGAGGAGGGAGGCAACGCATCGTCCGCCCAGGCGCTGAACGACGCGGCACCTCGCACGCTATACGTCTCGCGCCGGGTGCTGAATTCCGGCGCGATCATTGACTGGGCGAAGGACCAGGGCTTCGAGAGCACGCTGCCAGCAGAGGACCTGCACGTCACCATCGCCTACAGCCGGACACCCGTCGACTGGATGAAGGTCACCCAGGCCTGGACGGTCAAGCCGAACGGAAACCTGACCTGTTCCGCCGGCGGCCCGCGCCTGGTCGAGCAGTTCGACAAAGGGGCCGTGGTTCTGCTGTTCAACTCCTCCGACCTGACCTGGCGGCACGTCGAAATTCGCGATGCCGGCGCCAGTTGGGACTGGCCGGACTACCAGCCACATATCACATTCACCTACCAGCCCGGCAGCGTCGACCTTGACCAGGTTGAGCCGTACCGCGGCGTCATCGAACTCGGCCCGGAGGTCTTCGAGGAGATCGACGGGGGCCGGGCGGATCGCCTCGACGAGGAATAACGATGCTTCTCCATGACTCCGTGTCGGTGTCCGGCGTTCGCCGGACCGCTGACGGCTACCTCGTGGCCGATGCCCGGGTAGCGCGCACTGGCATCCAGGAATACCTGGGTTCCGAGGTCGGCAAGCCCGACATACCCATTGTCCGCGTGTACCGGCCGCCGGAATCGGTTTTCGCCGAGGACGCCATGCGCTCCTACGCCTACCGCCCCATGACCAACGGCCACCACGGCGAGGTCACCGCTGAGAACTGGAAGCAGCTCGCCATCGGCCAGACCGGCTCGGAGGTCCTGCGAGACGGCGACTTCGTGCGCGTGCCTCTGGTGTTGATGGATGCCGATGCGATCCGCGACTACGAGGCAGGAAAGCGCGAGCTATCCATGGGGCTCGAGGCAGAGGTCATTTTCGAGGATGGGGTGACCCCCACCGGCGAGACCTACGACGCCCGGCTTGGCCCGATGCGAATGAACCACCTCGCCCTGGTCGATCACGCCAGGGGCGGCGAGCAACTGCGCATCGGGGATTCGCGCACCCCCGGCGCCAAGAAACCTGCGCAAACAACCCCCACAGGAGGCCATGACATGGCTGATGCACTCCGCAAACTCCTGGTCGATGGCCTCACGATCGAGACCACCGAGCAGGGCGCCCAGGTCGTCGAGAAGCTGCAGAAGCAACTCGGCGACGCCGGGGCGAACCTCAAGACCATCCAAGACGCCCACGCCACCGCGATGGCAGCGAAAGACGCCGAACTGGCGAAGAAGGACGCCGAAATCGATGGGCTGAAGGCCAAGGTACTGAGCGACGCCGACATCGACAAACTGGTGCGAGAGCGCGCCGACCTGATCGCCAGCGCGATGCTGATCGCTGACGGCGACTATGCCGGCAAGTCCGCCGCCGAGATCCGCAAAGCGGCCGTCGTTGCCAAGCTGGGCGACGCCGCCATCAAGGACAAGCCGGAGGCCTACATCGCCGCCCGCTTCGACATCCTGCTCGAGGATGCCGCCAGTAACGACCCGGTGCGTGTCCACCTGAAACAGCAAGACAGCAAACCGTCGAACCCGGCTGACAACGGTCAGGCGGCCTACGAGGCGCGCGTCAACGGCGCCTGGAAAGGAGGTGACAAATAATGCCCGCCGTTCAAACCACCTACAGCGCGAACATCCGCCCCGGCCTGCCGGGCATGATCGTCGACGAAGTCCCGAAGACCCTGATCTCACGCACCGTCGAGGCCGCTGGCGGCCTGGCGTTCGGCATCCCGGTCATGCAGGGCACCGCCGACAAGGCCGGCCGTGCGCCGACTACTGGCGATACCGCCGCGAAGTTCGTCGGCATCAGCGTCCGCGACCGCTCCGTCAAGGCCGAGGCCAACCAGTACAGCCAGTACGAGTCGGCCCGCGTCATGACCGAGGGCGCCATCTGGGTAACCGCCGCCGTGCAGGTCGCCGCAGGCGATCCGGTCTACTTCGTGCCGGCCACCAGCGCCTGGACCAACGTCGCGACCGACAACGTGCAGGTCGCCGGGGCGCGCTTCGACACCAGCACCACTGGCACCAATCAACTCGCTCAAGTCCGCCTGGGCTAAGGAGAAACCATGAGCCGATTCAAGCTGCTCGACGCCCAGGCCGCCCTGGGCTTCGTGGTCTCGCAGACCACCTACATCGAGCGCCAGGTCAACGAGATCGTTTACCCGGATATCCAGTATCCGCAACTGATCCCGGTCGATACCTCGGCGCCCGAGTGGATCAAGACCGTCACCTTCTACTCGGCCGACAAGGTAGGCAAGGCCGACTGGGTCAACGGCAACGCCGACGACCTTCCGCTGGCCAGCACCGAGCGCTCGAAGTTCGAGTCGAGCGTGCACATGGCTGCCATCGGCTATGGCTATGGCCTGGAAGAGATCAGCCAGGCGCAGATGCTCGGCATCAACCTGACCGGTGACGATGCCGCCGCCGCGCGTCGCGCCTACGAGGAGTTCGTGGACCGCGTAGCCCTGGCGGGTGACGCGTCCAAGGGCTTCAGTGGCCTGTTCAACTACCCGGGTGTTACCGCGGGCTCCGCCGTCACCGGGAACTGGGAAACCGCCACCGCCGACCAGATCCTGGCCGACGTGAACACCGCGCTGACCCTCCAGACGCAAGGCACGCTGTTCACCGCGTTCTCCGACACCCTGCTGCTGCCTTACGCGAAGTTCCTGCTGATCGCCACCCGCAAGGTGAACGAACAGGGTCTGGAGACGATCCTCACCTACCTGCAGAAGAACAACGTCTACACCGCCACCACTGGTCGCCCGCTCACCATCCGCGGCCTGAACGGCCTGGATACCGCAGGCGCTGGCGGAACCGCGCGCATGATCAGCTACCGTCGCGATCCGTCGGTGCTGAAGATGCACATCCCGATGCCGCACCGCTTCCTGCCGGTGTGCCAGGCCGGTCCGATCCGCTGGGAAGTTCCCGGCATCTTCCGCCTCGGTGGCGTGGATATCCGTCGTCCGGCGGAAGTCCGCTACACCGACGGCATCTGACGGGGGTGGACTATGGCGCTTATCACCAATACCAACCGCATCACCCCCATCGGCCTGCCGAGCGGCGCCGTCATCCCGCCGGGCGCGTCTGTTGACGTGCCCGAGTGGGACGATATCAAGGACCGCAAGAACCTTGCCTTCTACGTGGTCTCCGGCGTGCTGGTGGTCGAGGGCGGCGTGCAGAGCGACGGCCAGGGCGGCGAAGAGGCGTACCGCCAGCAACTGTTCGCCGAGCTGAAGGCCCTGGGCGTGAATGCCGGCGCCAAAAGCAAGACCGAGACCCTGGTTTCGAAACTGGCGGAGGCCAAGGCCACGCCGCCCGCTGACGAAGCGGCCCAGAAAGAAGCGCTGATCGAGCAACTGGCCACCCTCGGAGTGCCGGCTGGTCCTGATGCCTCTCTGGAGGAACTCCAGAAGGCCCTGGCCGACAAGCAGGCCGAGCAGCGGTAATACCCGCCTCATGGATGGTCGACCGGGCCAGGATGGCCCACCTATTCGAGAACGATGATGGCCGACTTCTACGGAACCGTGGCTGGTGCTGATGCCTACCACCAGGCCCGAGGCAATGCCGCCTGGGCGGCTGCTGCTGAGGCCGACAAGGAAGCAGCTCTGGCCCGGGCATCAGCCTACATCGACGGCCTTGGCACCCAACAGCCGGTCTCTGGATGCGTGCTGGTCTTTCCTGGCAAGAAAGCCGGGGGGCGAGCCCAAGCGCTGCAATGGCCGCGCGCAGGCGCCGTTGACCGTGACGGGGAGCCCGTTCCGGCTGATGAGGTACCGCGGGAGGTCGAGCAGGCCACCTACGAGGCCGCGCTGCGCGAACTGTTGAAGCCCGGCAGCCTGAATCCGGACTACGTTGCGACCGCCGCGGTGAAACGCGCCAAGGTCGGGCCGCTCGAAACCGAGTTCTTCGGCCCAGCCGAAGGCGACGAGCAGCCCAACAAGCCCTTCGTCGGGGTCATCAACGATCTCTTGGCGCCGATCATGGTGTTGCGGTGCCCGATGCCAGCGGTATTCACGGTATGACCGAGGCCGAGATCCTGCGCGCAATCGAGGGAAAGGAGCCGGCGTTGCAGAGGGCGTACCTGGATCGGGTCAGGTCGGTGACGGATGCCGCTGTCGTGGCTGAGATCGAGCGCTACATCAACGAGCAGGATGAGGATTCCATTGTCTCGGTGCTGTCGCTGGGGTTGCTGGCGGTGTTCCTGGAGCAACTGCGGTCCACCTACCTGGCCGGCGCGACCCTCGAAATCAAGTTTTTCCCGGGACGGCCGGTCCCGGAGTTTGACCCTGTAGGCCTGGGGCCGTCGACCTGGTTATCGGAGCACGCCCGCGCCCTGCAGCGCGACATCGATGATGCTACGCGCCTGGCTGTCCGCCACACGATCCAGATGGCCGATCTGCTGGGGCGCCCGCCGCGCGCGACAGCACTCGATATCGTCGGCCGGCGAAGCCCGCAGACTGGGCAGCGAACCGGAGGAATCACCGGACTCTCCGGCAACTACGCTCAGGCAGTGGCCAACGCCCGCGCCCAGTTGCTCAGCGGGGACCCTGCGCAGATGCGCCAGTACCTGACACGCATTCGCAGGGATCGGCGGTTCGACAGGTTGGTCGAGCGAGCCGTCGAGGCGCGCCGCCCGATCCCGTCGGCGGATGTCGATCGCATCGTCGGCCGCTATTCCGAGCGACTGCTGCGGACCCGCGCCGAGCAGATCGCCGCGACGGAGGCACACGACGCCTTCAGCGCCGGACGGGATCAGGTCTACGAGCAACTTGTCGCCAATGGACTGGAGCGCAGCAGAGTCCTGAAGACCTGGCACAACGTCGGCGACAACCTCGTTCGGCACACTCATTCGCCGATGCAGGGCCAGCGACAGCAACTCGGTAGTCCGTTCGTGACGGGCGGTGGCGCGCTGCTGATGTTCCCCGGTGACCAGACGCTCGGGGCCGGCGACAACGAAACCGCCGGCTGCCGGTGCTGGGTCGAGTACGAAATCGGAGGTGTCCGTGCGTGACGAAATGCAGGCTATTTTCGGCCAGATGTTCGACAGCGTGTTCAGCGAGTCGGTGACCTCGTTCGCTGGCGAGTATCCGGGGCCGGGCGTCTTCGATCCGGTCACCGAGACCACCACCAGCCAACCCGTGCGGTACTCCGGGCGCGGGGTCTTCCACAACTACGAGGCCAACCGCATCGACGGAATCAACATCCTGGTCGGCGACATCCAACTGATCGCTCTGATCAACGAGGTGTCGGACCAGCCCGCCGTCGGCCATGAACTGAGCACTACCGACGTGGTCCCGATCCTTGGTGGGCCGTTGGCGGGCTATCGCATCGTGCGCGTTGGCGGTGATCCCGCCGGCGTGCATCACGATCTGCAGTTGAGGAAAGCGTGATGGCAAAGGGGAAGGGCGGGAGATCATGGAGCATCCCTCCGTCGGCTTTCGCCGAGAACGTCGGCCAGGCCGTGGCCAACCACCAGCGGCGGCTGACCATCGAAATGCTCGAGCAGATCACCATTCGTGCACCAGTCGATACCGGTCGATTCAAAGCCAACAACATCGTCAGCGTTGACCTCCCGGTCTACTACTCGCTTGACCGCTACGACAAGGACGGCCACGAGACCCTGGCGATGGGGGAGGCCGCACTGGCGGCGCTTGCGCCGTATTCGGTCGTCTACATCCAGAACAACCTGATCTACGCCGGCGCGCTGGAGGATGGCCACTCTGGCCAGGCTCCGGCGGGTATCTATGGCGTCAGCTTCCATAGCGTCACGGCGAGATATTCATGACCTTCGAACAGATCCGGGCAGTCATCATCACGCGCATGACCGAGTGGGCCGCGATACCGGGCGATGACGTCGACTACCCGAACAACCCAAAAGGGCCATTCAAGCCGGACGGGAAGCCGATCTGGGCGCGCCTGGCGGATATCCCTGGCGCCTCTGCGGCTACTGAGATCGGCAACGGCCCCTGTGTTCGCCGTAGCGGCCTGATCATCGTGCAGCTCTTCGTGCCGACTTACAAAGGCACGCTGCTGCTGACTCGGACCGCCGATACGCTGCGCGAGCACTTCGAGTTCTACAGCGACCCGGTCCTGCCGTTCGAGTGCTTTGCCGTCTCCCAAGCCGTTCCCGGCGATGATGGACACGGCTGGTACCAGGCCAACCTGACGATCCCCTACCGGGCTGGTTGAGCCCGACTCACCCACCGCCGCACGGCGGTTTTTTTTCGCCTATCACAGGAGAAACGCCCCCATGAGTAGCGGCGCGAAGGTCCAGCTTGCCTGGATCAAAGAGGTAACCCCCGGCGTCACCCCGCCGGGCGACTGGCACACGCTCACCCGTATCAGCAACGGGGTGACACCGACCTACAACTCTGAGGCCAACAACGAGATCGGTGCCGACCGTATGGCCCAGGGTACCGCCATGACCACCGTCGACGTTGGCGGTGACATCGAGAGCAAATGGCGCTACGGGGCGCTGGATGAGTTCATGGCCTCCTGCTTCGGCAAGAACTGGGTCGCGAACGTCCTGACCATGGGTAACGACCGCATCTCCTTCTCCCTGGCCACCTATGCCGCGGATATCGGCGTCGCCGGTATCGCCCGTGGCGCCCAGGTTGCGACGATGGCGTTCGACTTCCCGGGCGACAACGAGATCACCGTCACCACCACGTTCGCTGCCACAAGTTGGAGCGATAAGGCCGATGACACCTCGTTCATCGTCAACGCCCAGCCGGAGCCGGCGCAGCGCCGCTACTCGTTCAAGGACATCAGCGGCCTAAAGCTCAACGACCAACAGGTGGGAGAGGGCAATGCCTGCGTCGACAGCTTCAACCTGCAGTTCGACAACGCGGTACAGACCCAGCGCTGTATCGGCAACGGCAACCCGTTCCCGGGCAACATCATCCCCACGACTTTCACGCCGTCGGGATCGATCACGATCAGTTGGTCGAAGATGGCCTATCAGCTCTGGAAGGCGCAGCAGACCGGTGACGCCATTAGTTTGGAGTTCACCGTCAGCAACGCCGACGGCGGCTATCGCATCAGCCTCCCGGAGATGGAGGTTAACGGATCCTGGCCGGATGCCGGCGCAGAGGAAATCGTCCAGGTTGAACTGAACTACACCGCGCGCCGCATCCCGCCGACCATCACTCGCCTGCCGGCGCCGATCGTGATTGCAAGCGTCACCGTCACGCCGGATACCGCCTCGGTCGCCGCCGGTGAAACCGCAGACCTGGAAGCCGAGGTTCTACCGGCCGGCCCCAGCCAGACCGTCACCTGGTCCACCTCCGATGCAGCGATCGCCACCGTGAACGACACCGGCCTGGTCACCGGCGTGGCCGTAGGCACCGCAACGATCACCGCTACCAGCACCGCGGACCCGACCAAGACCGATACCTGCGCGATCACCGTAACCGCGTAACCCCTTGCCTGGCGCGCCCTGCGGTGCGCGCCGGGCCTTTTTACCGCAGAGGAACACCATGGCCATCACTCTGAAGAAAAAGCCCGAAATCGACCTGTATGGAACCCGCTGGCTGCATCTCAAACTGGACGAGCAGGGGCATCTGTCGCCTTGCGACGTAGAAGCGGAGGCCGACCTTTCGCTGTTGGTGGCGTCGACTGGCGATCCGCTTTTCCAATCCCACCACGCGATGATCAACCGCCACATGCAGGCGATCGATGCTCAGGCCGGCGTCGGAACCAGCCAGTTCAGCCCGCTGACTCTGGCCGATGTTCAGTTCGACAACATCGACGACCTGCTGATTGGCCTGGTGGCCAGGCACATCATCAAGGACTGGAAGGGTGTGCAGGACGAGGCGGCGCCCGGTGTGCCCGCCGACTACACGCCGGAGCGCGGCCAGGCGCTGATGCGCCAGCACCCAGATGCCTACTGGCTTGCACTCAAGACCGGCACCGACATCGCGGTTCGTGCGGATCTGCGTACCCAGGAGACCGTGGGAAAGTCCTGAGCGCGTATCGCTGGGCTCGGGACTGGGCGGGACCCGACAACGAGAAGAAGCGATGGAAGCATGAACGGTTCGGGCTCCCGGTCCCCGCGGAGCCCACCATAGACGCCGTCTGCGCCGAGGTGCTCGAGGCCTACCACCGGATCAGCAGGGGCCGGCAGTTCATCGGCATGATCGGCGCGCCGGCCCCGCTTTCTCACCGCGATATCGACGCCTACCTCCTGCGTTACCCCACCGCCATCCCCATCGCCGAGTTCGAGGCGGCGGTCCTCGCGCTCGACGACGAGTACCGCGTCCAGTGGGCCGCGGCGCAATCAGAATCTGCTGAACAAGAACCCGGAGATCGCCATGGCGGAAGAAAGTCGCCTCTCAATAATCATCGACTCCCGGGGCGCTGAGAAGAACGCGACCAGTCTTAGCGACGCGCTAGACCGGGTGGAGCGCAGCGGGGACGAAGCCGCCGGCAGCACCTCCCGCCTCAGCGAGGTGACTGTCCGCCTCGGCTCGAATATGAGTAAGGCTGCGGCCGCTACCGTTGCGTCGCTATCGCGTATCGAGCGCGCGACGGAGTCGACCAGTTCGCAGATGACGGCGCTTGTCTCCCGCGCTGTCGCCCTGGAAAACGCGATGTCGTCGGTGGGCCAGGGTATCGGTCGGCTCGACACCGGCATCACCCAGTCGAACGCGCAACTTGCGCAGTTGAACACCCAGATGTCGCATCTGGTGTCGACGTTCAGCACGTTTTCCCAGGGGCAGAGCGCGATCAACGCGCAGTTATCGCGCATCGCGGCGAACATGTCGCGGGCAGCGGACGAGACCCAGAACCTGGACCAGTCAACCAGCCGTGCCGGCCGCGGCGCGCGCGAAGCCGCGAGTGACCTCGACGCAGAACGCGCCGGCCTGGCGCGCCTGCTGGGGCAGATCAATCCCACTGTCGCGGCGCTCGACCGCCTCGACGACATGCAGCAACGGCTCACTCGCTACAAGAACTTGCGCTTGGTCGATGCTGAGACGGTGGCGGAGTACACCGAGCGGCTGAAGGCAATGCGCAATGCCCTGGGCGACGCCGAGGGCGGCATGAACCGCACTGGGATGTCGGCCAAAGCGCTGTCGGCGAACATGCGGATGCTGCCGGCTCAGATCACGGACATCGTTGTCGGCCTGTCCTCTGGCCAGGCCCCCCTGACCGTGCTGCTCCAGCAGGGCGGCCAACTCAAGGACATGTTCGGCGGAATCGGGCCGGCTGCGCGCGCCGTCGGGGGCTACATCGCTGGACTGGTGAACCCCTACACCATCGCCGCCGCCGCCGCTGGTGTGCTGGCGTTGGCTTTCTACCAGGGCTCGGTGGAGTCGTCGCGCTTGACCAACGCCCTGGTCAAGAACGGCAACGCCGCCGGGACCACCGCCGGGCAACTCTCGGTCTTCGCGCAGCAGGTCGGGGCTGGGAATGCGACAGTAGCGCAGGCAGCCAGCGCGCTGACGCAACTGGCCGGCGCCGGCAACCAACTGACGATCCTCTACCCGAAGATCGCCGCGGCGGCGATCAGTTGGTCGAAGGTCACCGACCAGTCTGTCGAGGATGTGGTCGACAGCTTCAATGACCTGGCTAAGAACCCAGTCGATGCGGTGAAGAAGCTCGACGACCAGCTCAACTTCCTGACCGCGAGCCAGTACGCGAACATCCAGTCGCTGCAGGAGCAGGGGCGCACAATGGATGCCGCTCGACTTGCGACCGAGGCATACGCCAACGCGCTGGCCAGCCGTTCCACGGAGATGGAGCAGAACCTGGGGGTGGTAGAGAAGGCTTGGAACGGACTGAAGAGTGCCGCGAAGTCAGCATGGGATGCCATGCTCGATATTGGCCGTACCGAGTCGCCGGAACAGCAACTGCAGAAGGTCTACAAGCAGATCGAGAATGCCCAGAAGGGCATTGGGCGAGGTGGCCGGGCCGCGTTTGGCCTGGGGATCAGCCAGCCCAGTCTCGATGCGCTATATAAGCGCGCCGCTGACCTTCAGGCGAAGATCGCCGCCGACGGCGCGAAGAACCTGGAGCAGGCAACGAACAACGCGATCCAGGCGGCCGGAAAGAAAGGCATCGATACGATCAACACGACGTTCGCCGCCGCGCAGACGCAGACCGAGAAGCTCCAGAAGCAACTGGTGGAACTCGACAAGGCTCGAAAGGCCGCCATGGAGGCGGGCGGATTCACAGCCGAGGAGGAGACCAAGTTCGCGGTCGCACGCAAGAACATCGAGCAGCAGATCGCCGACATCAAGGAACGTGAGGCGAAGAAGAGCGCGCCGAAGACCCGCGGCCAGAATGTCGGCGTGCGTGAGGCTGACAATACCGCCTCCCGCTTGCTGGCCCAGTACGACCCGGCCGGCCAGGCTGTGCGCACCCTGACCAAGGAGCAGCAGCAACTCGACCTCGCTTGGCGCAAGGGCAAAATCACGCTCGACGAGTACGGCAAGGCCCTGGCGCAGGCGTCGCTTAACTACGCCGCGGCTATCAAGGGCGCCCAAGGCCTCACCGCAGCCGAGCAGTACCAGGCGCAGATGGAGCGGCAACTCTCGATTCAGCGCCAGCAGTACGCTGCCCAAGCCGCGGCGGTCGGTATGGGCAGCAAGGAGGCCGAACGGTACCAGCAGCGTCTCCAACTGGAGCAGCAGACCAACGACCGAGTCCTCCAGTTGCGGACCGAGTTGGCCCAGGCGACCACCGAGAAGCAGCGACAGGAGCTTCAGGCACAGATCGACCTGACCAACGAGTATCTGCCACAACAGGTCGCTGCGATGGAGGCGGGCTGGGCCCAGATGGACGCGGCCATGGCCAACCCCATCAACGGCTGGAGCGCTGCGGTGCAGAACTTCGGCGCGCAAGCCGCCAATGTCGCGGGGCAGACGCAGAGCATCTTCTCCAGCGCTTTCGAGACCCTAACCAGCGGGATATCCGAGAGCATCACCAGCCTGAACTTCTCGCTGAACACGCTCGGCGACCTCGGGAAAGAGGTTCTGAAGAACATCATCGCCGGCTTCGTGAAGATGGGTGTCCAGTTGGCCGCGAATGCGGTGCTGGCCATGACCCTGGGCGCCTCTCAGACCGCCGCTACGGTCGCCATGGCAGGCACAACCGCTGCGGCTTGGGCGCCTGCGGCGGCGTTTGCGTCGATTGCGACTCTCGGCGGCGCAGCGATCCCCGCGTCGGCCGCCCTCACCAGCACCACGGCCCTGGCATCGTCGCTGGCGGTGATCCCAGGCTTGGCCACTGGCGGGATGGTCAACGGCGCCGGCACCGGCACCTCCGACAGCAACCTCCGCTGGCTCAGCAACGGCGAGTTCGTGGTGAATGCCGAGGCGACCAGGCGGAATCGGTCATTGCTCGAGGCGATCAACTCCAACGACCGGATTCCGAGCGGCGGCGCTGCGTCGAGCTCGTCCAGCGGTGCCACCGCTTCGGCCGGTCTCGCGCCAGAGGTCAACATCTTCAACGCGCCGCCCGGCACCCAGGCAAACGTCAGGATGGAGAACGCCCAGTGGGTGCTCGACGTCGTGTGCGGGAGCATGGAAGGCGATGGCCAGGTACACCAGGTCATGGCCGGTAAATATGGCGTTACCACGGTGGGACGGTAATGAGTGACGACATCATCAAATATCCGGCGCAACTGCCGCACCCGCTGCAACAGGGTTACGCCTTCGAGACGACGAACCCGAAGCTGTCGACTCCGATGGCTTCGGGCTACGTTCGAGAACGCCGGCGAACCCAGAGCGTACCCACCAGGGCGAAAGTCACCTGGAACATGGATAGCCAGCAGGCCGCCTTCTTCGAGGCGTGGTTCGCTCGCACCCTGGTGGACGGAACGAAGTGGTTCGAAGCGATGCTGCAGACGCCGCTTGGCTTCCTGCCGTACACCTGCCGGATTCTCGGGATGTACGAGGGCGCCGAACTGGTCCAGGTCAGGCGCTGGGAGTACAGCGCGACGCTCGAACTGCGCGAACGCCCCCTGATGCCGCCAGGCTGGGAGGAGTTCCCGGACTACTGGTTCAACATGAACATCCTGGATCTCGGGATGAACCGCGATGGCCACTGGCCGGAGGCATGAGATGGACCCACTCGAAGTTGCCTTCGCTTCGCCGGCCGACGAGGTGCTGATTCCAACCCTGGAGATCACCTGTGATGCCTGGCCAGCCCCGGTGTTGCTGACGCACGGCTACGACAATGTCACCGCCGGCACCGAGGATGGCCGAACCCTGACCTTCGAGGCCGGAGGGATCGATGCCTCGTTGCCGAAGTCGGACAACACCGGGAACCAGACGATCACCTTTGCCATCGACGGCGTGACCGGAAAATCCCAGAACCTGATCCAACAAGCCGTCGATGCAGAGAAACGGGTCCGACTGACCATGCGGCTCTACCTCAGCACGGACCTCTCCAGGCCGAAGCGTGACTACCACATGACCGTCAAGAGCGGCGTGCTCGAGGTCGATCATGCCGAAATTCAGGCCGGCTACTTCGACCTGATTGGCACCCGCTGGCCCCGCGTCGACTTCAACTCCCAGAACGCACCCTGCATCAAGTACGAAGGCTGATCCATGCTCGATCGATATCTCGCTGCCGTCTACGAAGACGGCGGGCGCGAACTGCCGCGCGTCGATTGCTGGGGACTCACCCGGCTGGCGCGTCATGAGCTCTACGGCCTGCCCATGCTCTCCAGCTTCGGGGAGGTAAGGCATACCAGCCCGCGCCATTTCCAGCGCGCCTACCAGCGTCAGGTCCAGGCCGCCCTGGAAGAGTGCGAACCGTTCGCCGGCGCCATCGCTGCCGGCATGGATGGGGCGGTCTGCGTTCACGTCGCTCTGGTCGTGGCCAGGGAAGGGCGGCTGCAAGTACTCGAAATCAATCCAGGGTCCGGCGCCCGCCTGGTGCGCCTGCAGGACTTCCTCGAAAACTTCACCCGGGTGATCTTCTACCGTGATCGAATTCTTCGCGAACAAGTTGGATCCTGAGCCGCTGCGCCAGTACCCCGTCCGCGCGCGGATGCCAATCGACACCTGGTTGCGTGGGAACGTGGCGAGCTATCGCCGTAATCGGCGCCGCATCCGCCGGGGTGAGTTGAACCCAGTAAGCATCTCGGTCAACGGTAGGCTCGTCCACTTCAGCCGCTGGCGCGTGACCGAGATCGGACCCGACGACGAGGTCCACATCTGGAAAGAGCCGAAGGGCATCGATCCGATCTCGATCACGATCGCCGCGATCAAGAGCGCCCAGGCGCTGTTTCGGTTGTTCATGCCTCGGATCAAGATGCCGAGCACCCAGAACCCGCGCCAGGGCGACCCGTTGGAGAGCGCGCGGACCAAGGCGAACCAGGTCCGCTACGGCGACATCGTCCGGGAGGCGTTTGGCCGGAACAAGATCTACCCCGACTACATCGTCCCGCAATGCCGGCGTTTCCCCAGCGAGCGGACGGAGTGGGTCCAGATGCTGCTGGCGGTCGGGATCGGCGACTACGAGATCCACGCCAGCGACATCATGATCGGCGACACCCCGATCATTTCGCTCGGCAATAACGCCCGCTACCGCATCTATCGGCCGGGTGAGAGTGTGGCTGGCGACCCGGCTGCGGAGTGGTGGCACTCGGTTGCCGAGGTCGGCGCCACGGCGACGGGCACAGCGGGGATCGACCTCCGTACAACCACCACGGTGGACCAGTCTGCGAACGCCCAGGCGTACCAGTTCGACGGCGACCTGGTCACCGTTCCCGTCGGGGCCGGCCAGTTCCCCACTGGCTGGGCTGCCGGGATGATCGTCCGCGTCGAAGTGATGTACCAGTACAACGTCACCGCAGGCACCGGAGTGGGCGGTCGAGACACAATCTCCGGCCCGCTCGCCCAGCTCGGCGCGTTCCCAGGCATGGTTATCGAGGTCACCGGGGCGAACGAAGGCATCTACGTCGTCAACAGCTACACCGCGCCGGCAGGGTCTACGCCAGCGTCGATGACGCTCAATACCACCAGCGGTGCCCCCGTTTCTGGGTTGCAGTACGGAACCGGCTGGGCGTGTATTGGATACCGCGGGCTCCGGTACCGGATCACCGCTGCGAGCTCCAGCCAATTGGCGTTGGACCGGTTGACCGATACCGGCTCCGACGACACTGCCTGGCCTGGATTCGACTACATCGAGAGCAACTCGGCGGTCCTGAAACTGGACGGCTCCACGCTGGAGGGAGACTGGGCCGGCCCGTTCGCAGGGAACCCGGAGGCTGAGAAAGCCACCGCGATCGAGTTCGACTACATGTTCCCGCAAGGCCTCGGAGGGGTGGACAAGAAAGGGAGACTCTTCAACTGGCAGGTCGAGATCGAACTGCAGTGGCGCGACATGGCCCTGGCCGGCGCATGGACCTCCTACCGCGAGACCATCAGCCGAGCGACTCTGGATCAGATCGCGTTCACGCGCCGGATCAACCTGCCGTATGCAATGCGCCCTGAGGTCAGGATGCGTCGGATCGGCGCGAAGTCAACCGAGACCACCATTCAGGACACCGTGCAGTGGTACGGCCTACGGACAAGGCTGGCGAGTCCGTCGTCCTACCCCGGAATGACCGTCATTTCAGTGGCGGTCGCCGGCGGCGGCCGCTTGGGTGCGCAGTCCGAGAATCGGGTCTCGGTGATCGGTACCCGGATACTCCCGACGCGCCAGAACGGCGCGTGGACCGAGCCGCGGCCTGTCCGGGATCTGGTGGCGCCGTTCTGCTACGTCGCAAAGTCCGTTGGCTACGAGGATGCAGACCTCGACCTGGTCGAGATCGATGCACTGGCCGATATCTGGGCGCAGCGAGGCGACACGTTCGATCACCAGTACGAGTCGACGTCGACGGTGAAGGAAGTGCTGGGCGATATCCTCGCCGCGGGATTCTCCGAGCTGACGATTGGCCGCGGGCGGCTACGTCCGGTTCGCGATGGACTGCGCGAGGGTGTCGATCATCTCTACACCACGCCGGCGGCGAATGGTGAGGTCTGGGCCTACTCGGCACAGAACATGAAAGGGTCGCTGTCCAGAACCTTCAGCACGCCAACTCCAGACGACAACGACGGTGTCGACGTCGAGTACATCGACGGCCGCACGTTCCAGAAAAAGACCGTTCCATGCCGCCTGCCTGGCCAGTTGGGGTTGAAGCCCGAGAAGGTCAGCGCGGTCGGGGTGAGCGACGTCAACAAGGCGTATCAGAAGGGCATGCGCCGAGCGGCAGAGCAGCGCTACCGGCGCTGGAACTACTCGTTCGAGACGGAGCTCGACGCGAACAACAGCGGCTATCTCAGCCTGGCCGCTGTGTCCGACGACACGCCGGGGAGTGGCCAGAGCGCATTCCTGAAGTCGATCGCCCCTCGTGACACTGGCTTTGTATTGGAGAGCAGCGAACCTCTGGACTGGGCTGCTATGGAAACGGCCAGGGTTGCGCTTCGCAAGCCGGATGGTCGAGTAGACGGCCCTTGGAGTGCATCGCGAATCGACGACCGCCGGATGCTTGTACCGTCACTCGGTTTCGTCCCTGACCTGTCCTGGGCGCGCGAGCCGCCGCATCTCCTGTTCGGTCGCATCCATCCAGTGCTGATAACCGGTGTGGACCCGAAGGGCCTCGAGAGTTGCTCCGTTCGCGGCGTGAACTACGACGAGCGGCTCTACATCAACGACAACGCTACCGCGCCGCCTGAGGCGGTCTGACCGCCAACACATCACCCCCATGAAGAATCCCGCCTTGTGCGGGGTTTTTGCTTTCTAGGAGCAGCCATGCCCTTCCGATACAACACCATGAATGCGGTTGAGCCGGATGGATCGTTCGACTTCCGCGACGCCCACGACAACACCGGCAACCTTGATCTCGCGATGAACGGGGCGGCGCTTGCATGGACGGACCGTCTCGGCCGTTCTAAAAAGTCTTGGGCAGGCATCGAGGATCAGGTAAACGCCTGGCTCGACAGCCAGGGCTTCGAGCCAGGTTTCCTCGTGTACGTCGACGGCTCCCCGCTGACCGTAGACCGCCCGACCCAACTGATCCAGCGCGGGGACAACATCTACAGCGTCAAGCGCCCGGCATCGTTCCCCGTTGAGCTGACCGGGAACTGGGCGACGGACCAGAACCTCCTGGTTGCGCAGGTTGACCGGACGCTGCAAGACACACTGGCCACCAGCGCTGGCGCCGGGATGATCGGCTATCGCGAGCGCACCGTAGCCGACCGCTTGAACGACACCGCCAATGTCAAGGACTACGGCGCTATCGCAGATGGGGCGTATCACCCGTTGTCAGAGCGGTTCGCTACGCTCGCCGAGGCGCAGGCGGTCTATCCGCACGCCACTGCGCTGACCGACAGTATCGACTGGGCGGCGTATCAGGCGGCAATCAACTCCGGATCTCCGCATGTGCATGCGCCAGGCGGCCACTACGTCATGAATCGCGGAACTCTCGCTGAGCGGGATATTCGGTATACCGGTGATGGTTATGCCACACGCGTGGATTTCAGCCTGGCAGATGGACCCGGTAGCTGCATGCTTACGCGGGGCGAGCTTACGCAAATCGGCGACCTGTCGGTAAGCGTAGTGAAAGGGGCGCGCACATTAACCTTCGCTGCCGCCCCGGACCTTGTACCAGGTGATGTGGTCGTTGTGTACAACCCAACTAATGGATCGTGGCTGGCTGACCGCGATCCGTATCGCGCTGGTGAGATGTGGAAGGTTCATTCGGTTAGCGGCAACACCGTTACGATCTATGGCAACAGTTCGTCGGTGTACCTGTTCACCGAGGTTGACGTATACCGCCTGCGCGGCGTGCGTGTCTCTGTTGATCAGATGCATTTCTCGCCGTCTGACACATATTCCATTGCGCCGTTCAAGGTTGTGTTCGGCGATGGCGTTAGAGTTTCGAACTACTACGCCAGCGATGTCTCGCTTTACACGGGGCTAGAGGTAGAGCGTTGTTTTGACGTGTCGATCAATGCATCCTCAACTCCAAACATGTCTCCGGCCGTCAACGATGAATATGGCATGACTATCTCGAACTGCCATAACTTCTCAGTTTACGGTGGTTACGCGGCAGCAACCAGGCATGCCGTGGCGCTGGGCGGAATGGATGACGTATGCTGTGTGCCCAATCGTAACGGCCTGATATACGGCATGCACATTGAAGGTATTGATATCGCGTCGGATATTGGTGCAGGTGATATGCATGGCAACGCCGACAAAATTACATACGACAACTGCGAGTTTCGGAACGGGGTAATTCTTCAAGGACGAGACGCCACCGTCCGTAACAGCACGATCTACGGAGTATCAAGCACGTCCGGCGAAGCGCTCTACGGAACCCAGATTTATGGCGGAACGTACACAATCGAGAACAATCGTTTTATCAGTTACGGAAACGGTGCTTCTTTCGGAATCATCCACATCTCACCGGGGACAAGTCAGCGCGAAGCGCTACTGATCATCGCGAGAAACAACACATTCGAACTGCCGAATGCCACAGGATCGACAAAGGTGCTGTTCTTGCGCGGACGCAATAGTCCGCTCCCGTGCAGTGTTAACATCGACGGCATGCATGTCCACATGGCGCCTGTTGCGATGCAGTGTTTCCTTTTCGCAGACGACCAAGTTGCAGCAACTCTGAACAGTAACTATCTGATCATTGACGGCGTATATGGGCCTAGTGGTACGTACCTGCTGTATCCAACCTCGAAGAATGCCGCCATACCGACCAGGCAGATGCACCAGTCCGGCGCGGTGAACGTGACTACTACGGCTTCCGCTACGGTTGCAGCCCCAGCTCAGACCATTCGCTACCCATACTCCAAGATACCCAACGTTAGCGTGCAGGTTTCCAGTCAGTCGGGCGGTGCTCAGAGCGCAATCGGGTCAATCACCCCTGTGGCGATTGCGTACAATGTGCAGCCGAACAGCATCAGGCCTGCAATCATGGCGCCCAGCGGATCGTTCGCGGCTGGAGGCTCCGCTCGTCTTCACTGGTCTGCTAGCCTAGATGATATTTGATATTTAGGTCTGGGCGCTTTTCTGGCCCAGGCCTATTTTAAATGTCCTGATAGTATGTCGCTATAAAAAGCACAAGGATGAATGCTGCTATTGATATCACTTTTATTGTTTGGCCGGCAATTGTGCGAAGCATTTAATTATCCTCGATTTTAAGATTGGATGATGAGTAAAGACCAAGTGCGGCCGGCAGTAAAAGATATGTAAAGTATTTTCCGACAAGCAGAAGCACTATAGTCACTGCGAGAATTGAGAATGCTGATATTTCTCTATTAGTCTGCGCGCGCCCGAGTGCTATATTTATTCCTAGTTTTGCGGCAGGGCCTATTGAGATGATGAGTATAAACAAGAATCCGAATAGTCCTAGGTCATTCCATGCTGAAAGGATGTTGTGTATGTACTCGCCTTTTTTCATATTTTCCATAGTTCCCTAGTATTGGACTTTCCATTATCTTGTTTAGTCCTTCAGATGCTATCCGGCTCCGCTCATTGCTTGAATTGTCATGCTGAAGATCAAGCAGATTTGCTACTCTACTATCTGGAATCTCCACTATTCCAGAGCTAATTGTCGCCACTGATCCTGCTGCAACTATGATAAGGGTAAATATAGGAAGGCCCTTGTTTTTTGACGACAAAAACTCGTAGGTTGCCGCAAATAGAGCGTATGCAACGAATTCGCTTCTCGCACCATTTATGTAAAGGCAAGCTATTGCTACAGCATGCGCAATGCATCTGGTAGGCAGTGATCGCACTCCCGTAACAAGAACAACCGAAAGCAGCAAGTAACAGAGAGCGAAGGTTTGATATCCCGGTATCTTATCTACGTCGCTGGGGAGTTCTCTAAGCTAGAATCTTCCGTCTACAGTAAATATAAGAATGCATGCGGATGAAGCAATCCACGCAGTTTTAAGAGCTAGCCCTGGTAGTCGGTCAACTCTGAAAGCACCCTTGCATATAAGAAAAACGGCTGCGCATTGTGCGATTGAAACCATGTGCCATGTGAAGATATAGCTTTCTTCTTCTTTGTTGAAAATTACAACGCACAGGAAAAATAGAAGAAATCCAAAGTACGTCAGATCAATTACAGCTATTCGTCCTGTTCTGAGCGTGGTCCACAGATATAGCGGAGCAAGTATTGCGAGCGCGGCTGCGGATGTTTTTCCAAAGTATCCAGTAATAAGCGCCGGGATCAGTCCATTTGTTGTCGCTACGTAATAAAGAATCGTTCCTGGGAATAGGAGAAGGAAAAGGATGTATGGGACGGTTGAAAACGGAAGCTTGGTCCTATTCATGCGTATTGCCTTTCTCCATTCCTTAAAACGTGGCGCGTCATGGTACGCGCTTCATTCATGCTAGTCATTGGATAGTGAATCGCCATGCCCATCACCGAGCAGCAACTGCTGCATATCCTCCCGAACGCCGGCCCTCGAGCCGGCGTTTTTGTTGGTGCGCGTCACGCAGTACCTCGCCGATCCCTGCGCAGGTAAGACTCCCTTTCCCGCCGAGCGGCGAGCCGACCGCTGGTCCGCACCGCAATATCGACCGGTATTCCGGCTTTGATGCGCTGGTGGGCGGTAGAGACGTTGACTCCGAAATGGGCGCAGGCCTGGGCAATGCTGGTGAACTGAGTGCCGTCGATCTCGACTCGGGTCAGGCGTCGCTGGTTCTCGGACGCTTGCTGCTGGATCGTGGCCCATCGGCAGTTTTCAGGACAGTAGTCACCGTCTGGGTCGATTCGATCGATGCTGTACCTCCCAGCAGGCCGAGGCCCCATGTCTTTGAGGAAAGCCTCGAACGACTCTTTCCAACGTTCGCAGACCTTGATACCGCGACCGCCCCAGTTAGGGAAGTCCTTGTACTTCTCGTCGTAGCACCTGCGTTTCATGCCTAGCCAGGTTCTGTACTCCGGGGTTTTCAACCCTCGACGGCTGTGTCCGTGCGCGGTGACTTTGGCTGCACGCTTCCTGATGAATTCCCTATTTGAGCCAAGTGCTGAAGCCCATTCGCTGGCGAGGCATCCGCACGAACGTGTCGAGCCGCTTCGCAGGTTCGACGACTTCACTTTGACCTCGGCTCCGCACTCACACCGGCAGAGCCAGACAGATCCTCCATTTTCCCCGGGAGAGTCGTAGGCGACCACCAAAAGACGCCCATAGCGAAGCCCGGAGATATCGATCCGTTTCATTTCATTCACCTATTGAGAGAGGGACCGCCGATGGCAGTCGTTTCCGAGAAAACCGCTGGAGGGAGGAACGTTCTTGCGTTCCTAGACATGCTTGCGTGGTCTGAAGGGACCAGCACGATCAGAGGTAGCGACAACGGCTATAACGTTGTTGTCGGTGGAGGACTGTTCAATGGGTACGCTGATCACCCGCGCCTGAAGGTCTATCTTCCTCGGTACAAGGTTTATTCAACTGCGGCAGGCAGGTATCAGCTTCTTTCGAGGTACTGGGATGCCTACCGCGAAAGCCTGGCGCTGAAAGGCGGCTTCACCCCGGCTAACCAGGATCTGGTGGCGTTGCAGCAGATTAAGGAGCGCCGCGCGCTGGCAGATATACAGGCCGGTCGCTTGGCGGATGCCGTGCAGAAGTGCTCCAACATTTGGGCCAGCCTGCCGGGGGCTGGTTACGGCCAGCGTGAGCATTCTCTCGATGACCTGACAGCGCACTATCTTGCAGCGGGCGGGGTGCTGTCGTGATCTCGTCCCGCGTTGTCTCCATCGCGCTGTCCTGCCTGCTGCTGGTCGGCCTCGGCGCCGCCGGCGGAGTCTGGATCGGCGCGCGGCACTACCGGCCGCAGTTGGATGCCGCGAGCGCGGATCTGGCTGCCTGCCGTTCCGCTCGTGGGAGCCTGGAGGCCGCAGTAGTGGAGCAGGGCGGGCAGATTGCCGCGCTGCGTCAGGCTGGTGAGCATCGCGCCCGGGATGCCGCGCAGGCTGTGGATCGGGGACGGCAGCAGGCCGCGGAGCAGTATGCCGAAGCCCAGCGCCTGGTACGTGAGCGAACCTCCGGTGAGCAGTGTGCGGCCGCCGAGGCGGTCATCGATCAGGAGCTGGGGCTTTCGGCCATGCACTCCAGTGCGAACTGAACCGTGTAAGGCGCGGCCCGGTAGAGCTGGTGCGACTCGTCGCGCAGGTAGTTCCGAAAGCCAGGCCAGGAAAGGCCGAGCAGCTCGGCTGCCTGACGCTGGCTGACACCTGCTTTGTCGACCAGCCCGCGCAGGTAGCGCGGGTCTGGATTGTGGTTGGACGCGTCAGGCTTCATCGCTTTCGAACTGCTCGCGGCGAACCTTCTGTGACTCGTCGATCAGAGCCAGCCATTGATCCTCGCTCAGGTCGTCAGTGTCTACCACGCATTCGCGGCTGAGCAGCCCCATCATGATGCGTCCATCGAGTTCGTCAGCCTCCGAACCCATCAGTTCGGCCACTTCGTAGGTGGTGGTGTCGTTGGTGATTTTCATGGCTTCTATCCTTCTTGGCGCCTCGCCGTTGTGGCTGGCATGGGTGTAGATTAATGGGTAACAACGTACACCACAACAACCGTTCGTCTGAGTTGACCATGCGTTCGATGATTTTGATTTTCGCGGTCGCGCTGGCGGGATGCGCCGGCCGGCAGGAAGCCGAGCCGCGCACGGTGCGCGTAGAAGTTCCGGTGGCGGTGCCGTGCCGAGCGCCCGCGGTCGAGGTGCCGGCCTGGGCAGCGGCTGGGCTGAAGAAGAGCGACGACCTACAGACCAAGGTCCGTGCATTGCTCGCCGAACGCTTGCAGCGCGTCGGTTACGAGGCGCAGCTACTGGCTGCGAACCAGGCCTGTCAGGATTAGGAGTAGACTACGGCCTTTTCCTACGGAGCAGGGCGATGCTGGTGATTCGATTGGCGGGGAAGTGGACGCTGAAGCTCGACAGGCAGGTCGGCAGTTCCGGCAAGCACGGGATATGGGCATTCCACTGCTCTGAAAGCACTTTCGCGCCGTCTTCAAACGACCTGCGGCGCACTGCGGCGATCCTGCCGGCCGAACCCAAGGAAGGCCAGACGGTGGAGGTATCCATCTGCGACACCGCGCACTCGCCGGATGGATGGATCGCCGTCGGCTCAGGCGTAGCAGCCTACGAAGCGGAGCGCTGAAAGTCAGGCCCACCGCCATGGCCGGAAGTCGCTTGGGATCTGCTCGACAAGCAGCAGCGTGCCGCCAGCGTCGAGCTCGATCTCCAGACCGCGCACAACGCCGGCGCGCTCAAGCGCCTGGCCCAGGCGCAGATAGGTCATTCCATCCAGTGGATCACGGCCGATGTAGCCCAGGCGCTGTCGTGCGGGTGCGGGCCCGTGGTAGATCCCCTCGCTATCCACCGTCCCAACGGCATTGCCGGCGTCGAGCACGTCGTAGCAGCAGTCCGAGCAGTAGTGCGTCTCGCGCGTGATGCCGTGCTCGATCGCCCAGGAGTACATGCCGAGGGCGTCGGTGACCATATCGTGGCGGTCCTGCAGGTCCATGATTCCGCACTGGTAGAGCTCGTTGGCCTCGCCCACCAGGTACACGTACTGCTCATCCGCGGCGTACAGCCATGCTGCGTGCTGACGTATCGCAGCGAGCCATCGTGTGACACGCTCGTGCTGGCGGCGGCGGGGGTCGGAGTAGGACATGGGAATCTCCGGCAGTCGGGTGGGCCGGAAATTATGCTGTATGAATATACAGTATGTGTGACTGACCGACGAATGGATCGGTTCGGGGTCACCATGAAAACAGTCCCATGCAATAGCAGTTTCTGCGTGTTAAAGGTAGAATTTCGCAGCCAAAATGAAATAGTACATTGACTAGTACATTTTCCTTTTGATAAATTCATTTTAGCTTTACAAATCAAGGTGTTAGGCGCTCGGTTGGGTTCTCTCCGTCCGCACCACCTTCAGGCTCGGCTTGTCCGGCCGCTGCGGTTGAAGCCGGAACGTCCGGCACGATTCACGATATGGTGGGCGTAGCTCAGTTGGTAGAGCACAGGATTGTGGCTCCTGGTGTCGTGGGTTCGATTCCCATCGTCCACCCCATATTTCGAAGCGCCAGGCCTTGTGCCTGGCGTTTTCGTTTGCGCTTCACGATCTCTTCTCCGTTTGCCTTTCCGGTACCCAATCCGCCCTCATGGGCGCGACGGCAGGTTGAACTTGTTCCGGGTCCGGCGCTCTTAAGCGAGCCTGTCGTTCCTGGCGGGTCCGTATATGCAGTCTGGGTGAAGCGACATGTCGATGAAATGGACCGAGCAGCGCTTGCGCAAGGCTCTCAAGCAGATGGCGAACAATCATGAATCGGCTGCGGTCGAGGTCATGCGCGCCGTCGAGCGGGCGAACGATCCGAAGCTGGCGCAGCGCCTGCTCGAGGTGATCGAGCAGATGCACCAGGATGCCGATGCGCTGCGCTCCATCGACGACGAAATCGCCAGCGGCGTGATCCGTTGCCAATGA